TACGCTCATCACGGCTTGCCTGTCCTATTTTTATCATATTATATTCTATTCCTTTCTTGCAATGGAAAAGAGAGCCGAAGCCCTCTCTACTCTACCTCAGGAAGTCCGGCTATACTGGTAAGTATAGATAGTGCACCTGCCACTACCGAAGCGCTAACTACAAGCTTCCAATCTACTGTGCTTATAACGGATCCTGTTCCTATTGTCGCAACTGCGGTCTGCGCTACGGTCTTTAGCGCTCTTATTCCTGCTGCCTTTGCCCATCTTCCAAAATAATTATTCATTTTATCTATGTCCTTTCTTAATCTCTTCAAATCTTTCTTTCATTTCAGATTTGATAATATCGTGTGCATCATCAATGTAATGATTTTTAATTTTGTATGTTTCACAGTGCATGTTATACTTTGATACTACGTCAAGAATGTATTCAAACTGTTTTTCTGAATAAACCCTGCCAAGCTTGAGATTTTCAGCGAAGTTGATAATCTCATTTCTCATACCTACAGCTTGCAATTCTTTGTCCTTCTTATCATAAGCGTTGAATCTTGACTCCATGTCGCTCCTGATATCTTCTATAGCCTGAGCGTTCCTTTGTGTCGCTCCCTCTATCGCATCAAGCTTCTTATACACTCCCCTATTTACAATACTGCCCACATACTTGAACACAGTGGTCCACGGATTGATTTTAATCGGGGCAACCTCCACCACTACGCTTAATATGGTTAAAAAAGGGGTGATAGTATGTATCACCCTGCTAACATCTGATAAATCCTGTAAAAACACTGCACTTACTCCTCATGTGTTGCATTTGAAGGAGTAGCAGTTGAGTCCTCTGTGCCACCCTCTACTATCTCCCATACTCCTAAATCAATGGCCACCTGCTTAACGTATGGCTTTAGCTTTCGTGGTACCTCAGCATAAGTACACTTGCCTTCAAGTATAAGATTCACATAAAACAATGCTAAATTTTTAAACTTCATATCTTTGTTTCTCCTTTCATCAAAAACAAAACAAATTAAATATCCTAACAAAATGCATAGCTTCGTATATAGCCATCGCATTATTGTTCACCATCATCCTTCATGGATTCATCGCCCATAACAAGGCTTGTAAGCTCCATTACTGTTTTTTCAAGCATAGTGATAGACTTAGCCTGTTTCTCAAACTCATCTGCACTTATCATACCTGTTGCATGGGTGACTGCCGTATGCTCTTTCTTGCTTGTGTCTATGCTGTCTATGATATGATTGTCAGGTATATCAAAAGTACCTATTTTTAAACTCTTCAAGTCCGATTGTTCGGACACCACTGCCAAGATGTCGCCGTTGTTCTTATATATGACTGTATATTTCATACTGGACTACCTCCTAATTAAAAAATTCTATTTTAGTTATTTGTAGCTGACCAATATACCTATCTCTTGAATTAGATATATTCACAAAAGCGTAGCAGCCAACAAAGCATTGACCGGTCAACGAGCGAGTATCTATTGTAACTTGACCGTTTAAAGCCACGCCAATTGACGAACTCGATATTTGGTTAAATTTATCAATTGGTTGATTATCATAAATAACCGCTCCTCTTGCAAGATGCCAAGTTGGAGTAACAAAGCACACAAATTCAATACTTGGGTTGCCAGATATATTTCCAACAGAACGATAGTCAATTACCACTCTATTAAATGGGGTCATATCAACCGAATGTGAAAAACAAAAACCAACATTTCTTCTTAGCAATACTCTAGAATCAGTTCTAAGAGAAATATTTAACCCACCATTATACACTCCAGAATACCCATAACCGGAGCCAATTTGGTATGCAACAGTATCATTTATTGCGGAATAAGATTTTGACGCCACCCCTAATAGTAAATCTCCATCAAAGGTGGCTCCGTTAAAAACCACTCGGCCAGACTGCAGATCCGGCAATGTTCCTGCAAATTTTACTCCATTTTTGCTTGTTGCTGTGAAGCCTCGCATAACCTTGTCGGGAGTCGCATCACCCAGATTGACAGCATCTATACACGTGTGTGGATGTCCATCCGAGCGATTGTAGTAGCCATTTCCATGTGGAAAATCTACATAAAATACGGGGTTGCTGGGATTTGTCCAGTTGTCAATTCCAAATGCTGTAGACTTATTTATTCTAAAGTTACTTGCTGCAGTATCTATGGATTTTATCTGCCCTTGCTTGCCTGCTATAGTGAGAGTATCAAGCATTTTAGAGTTATTGATACCTAAAACATTTACAAGCACTGCATAAGGTATCTTTGCCGTTGGCTTAAAATTCCCGTCCTTGGGATAATAACCCTCTTCAAATCTTGTATGAACATTGTTTTCCCAAGGTGCATTTACCACTTCTGAAGCCGTGTTCCAAGTACCTCGATTGACCATAGTGCCCTGTACAGGTTCATCATCACTGTCGCTTGTCAGCGCTGTATATCCCTGCAGGACATGTTCTCTTTTAGCAGTTACGTCATCAGAGCTTACACCACCGACTCCGCCCGACATAAGTAGTGCTTTAGCCATTTACTCCCACCCCCTTTACAAGTATTAAAAAGGTGTCCACAGGTCTCTTTCTATAACAATTAAGTACCATATATCCATCAAATGTTTCTATCATATCCACGCAACTGTATGCTTTCCAAGCTCTTTTTATAAGATTTGCGTCTGTAACATTTCCTGCAAAGTAGTGACTTACTACAGGCGTGTCCGTTGATTTCATTCCGGGTACATTTATTCTTTGATTACATATACCCGTAGGTGCCCAGTCGGCGGCCTTGATTTCTACTACTCTTGAATTTGCCAGAGCATTTACTGCAGAGTTTGTAGCATTGATGTCGTTTGCTCCGAACGTGTCACCTTGTACGGTATATCGTGTACTATCCGCGATTTCATACTTGCCGTCCCCGCCCTGAGTCAATGTGTACTTCCTATTGCCTTCAAAAACATCATCTTTATAATTTGTTTTTAGCGCCATTTTACCTCCTGTTTCCTATGCTCTTTCTGCCTAAAGAAAAAGACAGCCTCTGCTGTCCACTTAAAGCACTCTCATACATATCTCCTAAGTCTTTGAGTATTCTCTCTATATCGTTGGCTTGATAAATGCTATCATAAGTAATTCGTGCCGGTGTTTGTGGCGTTGATATTTTAGTATAATACGCCGCTCTCAACTTATTGATATTATTAAGCATTCTGGCCATTTCTGACTCTGTTCTGAAGTCTTCCATAGCCCACACTTTAGTACTTATACTTACACCAAATAAATTGGAAAGATGCTTACATGCCTCTTCAACCCTGTTCAAGTCTGTGTAAGCTATATAGGCTTTATCAGTGTCATTTATTAAGTCATCTACAGTTCTATCAAAGATTAAAGTGCTCAGTACATTACTCATTTTATCACCGCCTCCGCCGTAATCTCATTTCTGCTGAATTTAAAATCAAGTTTGGTAATTATTCCTTGCCTTTTACCCTTAAAAGTATCCAGTTCGACCAGATCCCCAAGTTCATGATTTTCTACTACAAGCCTGCAGGATATGCTTTCATTCTTCATGCAATCACTGTAGCACCTGTCGAGAACTTCCTGCATATTTTCCTTAGTCACAAGTGTAGCCTCTTTAATTTCAGCAACATTTTTATTATGCGTTATCCTCTCATTATCCTTGCTTACGCTAAATGTGTTATGTACATACTTCTTTCCGGATAAGACTACTTGAACCCCTGTACCATTTATGCGAGCGTAGTTATCACCTTGTTCTGTGATAATTCCACCTTGAATTGTTAACGAGTGCATAGGCTCACTAAACTCTATCTTTGTACCGCCAACTAAGTAACCCTTGAAAAGTTCCATAACCTCATTGCTTTTTATATACTCATGCACAGTAAGCTTTACCCCAGTGATTACGTCACTGTGAGAGAAGGACAACTTAGTAAACAGCTCCTCTTGCTTTATCTGAGCTATGTCAGTAGTTCGCATAGGATAAAAGTATAAATTCCTGTCATAGCTTGTATCCACTATGGCACCTATAGCAAAGGCCAACTGCTGCAACGCTGCTCTTTTTGAGCAAATTGGTAAGTATCCGCTTATAAGCTTATTTTCAAGTGCGGTATCTATAAAGTATGGTATATCTTCGCCTTGCATTATTAATCTCAAAAGCTCTTTTGCCTTTATTTGATTGTACACTCCACCCATAAATTCGGTACCATCAAGAACACCTATAGCATCATGTGTTTCCATTGAGTAGACTGTACTGCTTAACTGCTTGCCATCTTTTAAGTAAAATATTCCAAGGATAGCCTCATCAAAATATAAAGTCTGCTTTTGCTTCTTTTGAAACTCAAAGTCATATCCCATTTTATTCCTTACCGAATATTCCATAGTGTTTACCGATATCTCTTTTGACGTTCCGTCAATCTCTACCAGGCAATCTATACTTTCAATCTCATCATCCTTGAAAATCCTTATAAGGCCCCAAGTGACTTCCGTGAGAAATGCATTTCTATACGGCTTGCTTGTCTCAAGGAATGTTATGACAACCCTATTATAGAAATCTACAACACCATAGCAAAAGTATTTATAGCTATCCGGATTATATTCCTGTTCCTTTAGCAAAGTATTATCCGAATACCATTTTATATTCACCTTACTGCAATAATCTTCGCTATAGTTATTAAACTCAAGGCTTATACCTACACTTGAGAAGTTTTTCGTAAATCTAAAATCCAAAGTAGGAGGATTTGCAAATCTTCCTGAACTGTCTGATACGCTTCTGCTTACATACCCCATATGCTCAAATGTATCTGGATTAGGTGTATTTACATAATACCCGTCAAGCTTAGAGTATCGAGGTAGGCACATAGCATAATTAGGATACTCAATTACTTCTTTCAGATTTTCAAGTACAACAAAATCCTTTTTATCTGATGAACTTATAGAGCTGTCCTCTTTAGCTCCCAGCGCTATATCATCATAGACTATCTTTAATCCCCCGGCATTTGACATTCTTTGATTTCGGATAGCCGATAGCCATATATATCTGTGTGGCTTACTTGTCTGTAGAAACTCAATCTTTACAGTATCAAAAAGCTTTACCTTAGCAGCACAAAAATATTCAGATGATATCGGACTGTATTCTGCAGTCTTTACGATTGCGTTGTCCTTAAACCAGCTTATTTTTACCTTCTTCGCATAATCGCCCGATAAAAGATTAAATTTAAGCTGTATACCGTTGCTTGTCTTTAGCCTGTCATATTTAACTGTGATTGTGGGTATATCAACAAAATTGCAATCACGATCCGATAAACTACTGCTAATATACCCACTTAAGCCATATGGTATATTGTCAGGAGCATTTATATAATCTCCATTCAGTTTAGAATATCTAGGCAAGCAATATGCGAAACCCTGCATAGAATTTTCAGTACCGAACAAAGTATCAAGAGTGGAATATTCCTGTTGATTATTCGTTTCTGTTTGTATATCCCATCTCATTATCGTCTCCTTTGCGGCTCCATAGCTATAAAGTTTATTGACAATCCTTCAGTAAGGCCCCAGTAGTTTTTACCGTTTCTTACCATCAGATCATCTTCGCCCTGTGTAACATACGCCTTAAAAGTCATTGTCTCATTCCCGTAAGGCACCGTTATGTCATGGCTTGCAAATGACGGATTAGATATAGCGTCATAAAATTGATTGTATGATGCCATATCTAAAACCTTAGGAGCAACCTTCATTGTATAGTTGTAAAATGTACCGATTATATCTCTGTGCATAGCGTAATCAGTGGTACGGCCTGAGTTTTCTGTATCTGTTACAGCGAACTTTCTTTTGAGCTCCAGTACATTCACATTGTATTCTCTACCGTCCATTCTAAAAATATTAGCCATTAGTTACCTCCTACCAACACAAGGCTTACTCCCTTTCTCTTTGCCTCTTTATCAAGCTCAGGCTTCATAAGTCTTGCAAGAGCTCCAAGGCTTCCGTCAAACCTTATTACAATCTGAGAAGGCTCTGCGCTTCCATTGCCTGCTTGCATTTTATCCGCCAGCATTCCAAGTACATCATCCCTATTTTCGTAGCTTGCCTTTAATGTATCCGTGTATCCCGCTCCTGTTGGTGTTATTTTGCCCTTAGCAACATTTGGTATATACGAAGATGCGTTAGGAATATCCAAGCCTATGGGCACGCCGATATCCACTCCGTCAAATACATCAATTACTCCGCTCAGCCATTTTTGCGCCTCACTTATAGATGTCTTAGCCGTATCCGCAATACCCGCATTAAATCCCTTTACCACGTATTCAGCTATTGACCGGAACTCTCTTGAAGGAGAATGGATCTTAAATACTTTTTCCGCCTCTTCTACAGCTTCTCTTGCCCACTTTCTTACAGCAGACTTGGCCATATGACCAAATTCATTAATACCTTTTGCAAATCCCTCGTTTATACGCTTAGCCATGTTGTAAAAAGTTTGATACAGGCCTCCTGATCCGGATGTGTTACCATCTCCCCAGAACCATTCAGCTACATTTTTCCCCCAAGTCTGCATGGGTGTTTTTGTTTCAGTGTGGCTACTCTCTATCTTTGTTTTAAATGCGGTGATTATGTCTTGTGCAAATTTAGTCCATGACTTTGCATTTATACCTTTTGCCTCACTTTCATCTACAAACCATTTTCTAATGTTCTGTGACCAAAGTTCTACAGGGCTTTGCGTGTCTGTATTAGACCCAAGTATTTTATCTTTGAAAGCGGTTATTATATCTAATGCGAACTTAGTCCAAGATTCTTTATTGACGCCCTTGTCACTTCCTGCCCCTATAAACCATGTTCTTATCGCTTTGCTCCATGCTTCTATAACGTTTTGAGTAGTTTTATAGTTTGATGTAACCCCGGTATTAAATCCTGTTATGGTTCCTGAAGCCCACTTTTGAGCCTCGGAAGAAGTATTGCTGTTTATTCCAAGCTTTGTAGCAAACCAACTACTTACTCCACTCGCCCATGATTGAATAATTGACTGAGTGCTTACTTGCTTCTGCGATACTCCTTGATTGAACCCCTCTACGGTAAACCCTCCGACTTCCTGCATTATAGTTGAAGGGCTGTGTATTCCTAAAAGTCCTTTTACTCCATTTACAAATGGATCTGTTATATTCTGCTTTATAAAATTTATAGGAGCTGAAAAGGTGTTCTTTACTCCGTTACAAAATCCTTCCCACAAGTAAGTTCCTATTTCTTCCATTACCTTTGAAGGGCTGTGTATACCAAAACCATTCTTTACTCCATCAATGAACGGCTTTATCATATTTTTATAAACCCATCCGGCTATGCCTATCAAAGCATTTTTAACGCCATTTAAAAGGCCTTGTACAACGTTACCCCCACAATCTTCTATCTCTTTGCCGAAGTAATCCCTGGCCTTTGTAAATCCTTTTATTATCAAGTCTGCAACTACTCTTGCAAGCATTCCGAATACAGTACCGACTGCGGAATAGAAAAGCGTGTAAAGCCTGCTCGCTATACCTAGCCAGTCTATGGATGTAAGCATTGTTTCTATACCTACAGCAAGCTTGCTCC